CAAATTACGGATTTAAGTGATAATCGTAATCACATAGTTGAAATGCAATCATCACATTCAGGTGATACATCTGGATTAAAAGATGGAACTACATCCATAGGTAATCCACACATAGATACAGGTTCATATGGTATAAGATTTGGATATAGACCCCCACAATCAGGTGGTGATTCAAAAGCTGATAGAATGAGTTTTACAAACACGATGTTGTTAGATGGATTTACTGCCTTTTATGTTTTACAACAACAAGATAATGCAGGTGATGATGCAGATGGTGAAACAGAAATTACTAATTTAGGACAAGCGATTGGTGAGGGAAGTGACAATCAAATTTTATTTAGAGGTAATTATGCTGGCGATGGTGGTAATGTTATCCAAGTTAAAGGAACGGATGATAGTGATAATGATTTGGCAACTGTAAATGCAAGTTCAGATGTAGTATATAATACTAAATTCTTACTAACGATTAAAAAGGCTTCATATGCTGATGGTGGATTGGTAACTGTATTTATAAATAAAACCAATGTAGGAACAAAGGATACTTTTACCAAAGATGTAGATGTTAAAATAAATATGATTGGTGATGATAGTTTTGCTAATGACGCATTTGACTTATTTGAAATGGCGTATTACAATAGAGAGTTGGATAGTGATGAGATAGAAAAGTTACAAAATTATTTTGTTGAGAGACAAAGTTTAGTTGATAACTTTCAATAATAGAGGATACTGATGGCGGTTCAACAAATAACACACAAACGAATTACGAAGTATGATACTTCTAATCCTAACTATAAAGAAACACCTAAACCAAAACAAGAGGTAAGTGGTAATGTTATGGATGATGAAGATGTATATGGTGAAAGAAAACATACCTATATACCTGAACCAAATGGTAATCTACAAATGGAACAAATGATGGGTAAGTTGATGAACAAGTTAGATAACTTTGATTCACCAAGTCAAACTGGTACAAAAGCCATTGAAGTAGATATTAAGAAAGAGATTGCAATTGGTAAAGCTGATATGAGTAGTATTAAATCAGAAGAAGTAAAAGGTAAAGTTAATAATAAATTGGATAAATTAAAAAAACTGAGAAGACGAAATGGCGGTGAATAAAATAACAAATAAACAAGTAGTGAATAAAGAATTAGTTAATAGGGCTAATGAGGTATCTACAAAGAATACAACTATTCGTGGTAATAGAGAAACCACCATTATACCTGGCAGTAACTTTTCAGATAATTATTCCATAACTTTAAAAGATGTTGACACTGCTGTATTAAATCATATAAAAAATGTAATGAAACCAAGAGTTAGAGAAGCTAACGAAACATTTAAAATACCTGTTTATTATGGTAACGAGGAAAGATGGAAAGCTGCTAGAAAAAGAGGAGTATTAAGAGATAAAAACAATTCATTAATCTTACCATTAATTATGTTAAGAAGAACAGAGGTTGCAAGAAATGATTTATCAGGACAATCCTTTCCACATGATGTTCAAGGTAAATTTATAGATGTTGTTAGGGGTAATAAATGGAGTAAAGATAATCAATACGATAGATTTTCGGTTCAACAAGGTGTTCAACCTGTTTATGATAATATAGTTACAGGTATGCCAAATTATTCAGATATAACTTATGAATTTATTTTATGGACAAATTTTATTGAACAAATGAATCCATTAGTGGAATCTTTTGTCGACCAATCACATACTTATTGGGGTGATGGAACGAATAACAAATTCTTATGTACAATTGATAGTGTATCAGACGCATCAGAAATGAATCAAGATGGTGAAAGATTTATTAAATCTACATTCAGTGTTACAACAAAAGCATATTTGTTACCAGAGTATTTAAATTCAGTAATAACTGATAAAATATCAAATATGAGAAAATTTACAACCCCATCAAAAATTACATTTGGAACAGAGGGTGACGCTACAAATGAACAAGTGGGAAAACCTAAAGCTTTACCCACTGCAGTGGGAAAACCTAAAGCTTTACCCACTGGTAAGTCATCAGCTATGGGTGGTTCAACACCTAAAAAATTATAAAAATAATTTACTTGTTTTTAAAATTTATATATATTTATATATAGTTATATAACAAATGGAGGTTACAATGCCAGAAGAAGTAAAATTTACAGAGGAAGAACTTAAACAGGTTCAAAATTTTCAACAAAACTACATGAATATTCAAAATCAATTCGGACAAATTAAAATGACAATGGTTAGACTTGAACAGCAAGAGATTGAATTAGAAGATGGTTTAAAAAATCTTCAAGAAGAAGAAAAGAAATTTCTTGATGGAATTACCGATAAATACGGACAAGGAACTTTAAATCCAGAAACGGGTGTATTCACACCAGATAAATCTGAATAATCAAAAAAAAAATTGTGTTTGGGGTTTTAATCATATATTTATATATGAATAATACTAATGCGCAAAATAGTATATTTACCTCAAATAAAGTTAACTTAGGAGAAATTCAATGGCCGAAAAAATTATAAGTCCTGGTGTATTTACAAATGAAATAGACCAGTCGTTTTTACCGGCTGCTGTGGCTGATATTGGAGCTGCTATCATCGGACCAACCGTTAAAGGTCCTGCAGGAATCCCAACCGTTGTAACATCATATTCTGATTTCCAAGCGAAATTTGGAGATGTGTTTAAATCGGGTTCGGATTCACTTCAATTTTTAACATCACATGCAGCTGAAGAATATTTAAAAAATTCAGATACATTAACTATCGTCAGAGTGATGGATGGAACATTTGGACCAGCAACTGCTAGTGTGGCAACTTCCACAACTACAACTGGTGCTACTTTTGCAAGTGCCTCAATTTCACTTTTAGATCAATTACCGAGTGCTTCAGCACACGAATTAACAATCAATGGTGTAGATTTTGTACCAGTTCTTTCCTCTTCATTATTTGATGACAGTGATGCAGAAAAATATGTTACTATAACAACAACTGTAGATGGTTTTGGTGCTAATTTAGCTACAGCTATTAACAATGCTGTTACTTTAACAAAAGTATCAGCTTCATATACTGACACTGGTAATGTATTAACATTAAGTGGTTCATCAGTAGGTACTACTGGTAATGTCACAGTGGCTTCAGCATCTATAGGTGGAAATACTCAAGGTTTCTATATAGGAATAAAGAATGTACAAGGTGGTACTGATGCAAGTAGTGCAGGTACATCATTTGTATTAAAAACAATAGCTGATGGAACAATAATGAACAACGCTAGTTCAACTGCGACAACAAGTAGTATTCTCACAAGTGGTTCAGTTCACAATATTAGATATGAGGTTAGTAATGTGAATAACAATAAAGGAACATTCACTCTTTTAATAAGAGCTGGAAATGATAATATCAAGAGAAAACAAATACTTGAAACATACACTGGTGTAAATCTTGACCCTAACTCAACTAATTATATTGGAAGAGTGATTGGTGACCAAAGACAAACCGTAAGAGATGATGGAACAACGAAGTATCTTGAATTAACAGGTTCATTCCCAAATAAATCTCGTTTTGTAACTGTGCAAGACATTAATAAAACTATTGATTATTTGGATGAAAATGGAAACATTAGAAAAGGTTCTCTTTCTGGTTCTTTACCAAGTGCTGGTAGTGGTTCACAAAATGGTGGATTCGGTGGTGCTTCGGATGGTGTGAGTGGTTTTGACGCTTTAGGTAATTTTAAAGGGACAACATCACAACCAATTAATTTCTATGAAAACATAGGTTCTCAAACACAAGGGTTCACACCAACTGATTTAACAGCTGCAGATGGTGGAGCAGGATATTCAGAGGCTCTTGACTTATTATCAAATCAAGATGAGTTTGATATTAATCTATTGTTATTACCTGGTTTGGTTCATTCTGAACATAAAGCGATTACAAATAAAGCAATTGATGTTTGTGAAGACAGAGGTGATTGTTTTACAATTATCGACCCTGTAGTTTATGCTAAAAATCCAGCAGACGCTGTAACACAGGCTGAAACAGTTGATTCAAACTTCGCAGCTATGTATTACCCGTGGATAAAAGTTTCAGACACAAGAGTTGCTGGAGCTCAAAGATGGGTGCCACCATCAGTAGTATTGGGTGGTATATATGCATTTAACGATAGAGTTGCACACCCGTGGTTCGCTCCGGCTGGTTTGAATCGTGGTGGAATCACAACTGCAATTCAAGCTCAAAGAAAACTAACTCAAAGTAATAGGGATACATTATATGATTCAAATGTTAATCCAATTGCAACATTTCCTGGACAAGGGGTGACTGTATTTGGACAAAAAACATTACAGAAAAAATCAAGTGCTCTTGATAGAATCAATGTAAGACGATTACTAATCAGAGTTAAGAAGTTTATCGCTTCATCTTCAAGATTCCTTGTATTTGAACAAAATACAGCGGCAACAAGAAGAAGATTCTTAGGGATTGCTAATCCATTCTTAGAACAGATTCAATCTCAAAGTGGTTTGAGTGCATTTAGAGTAGTGATGGATGAAACGAATAACACACCTGATACGATTGATAGAAATCAATTAATCGGACAATTATTCTTACAACCAACAAGAACTGCTGAGTTTATTGTATTAGACTTTACAATACAACCTACAGGTGCTTCTTTTCCAGAGTAATAGTTAGTTAAAATAACTAAATTAAAGGGATTTATTTAATTATAAATCCCTTTTTTTTATATTTTTTAATATTTATATATGAAAGTAAAGGTTTAAGTATTTAATAGGAGAAATTCAATGGCTGAATTATTAGAACCACAAGATATAATGTTTACCCCCTTTGAGCCAAAGCTCAAAAATAGATTTATAATGCAAATTGATGGTATCAACGCTTATTTAATTAAGACTATGAATCGTCCATCGTTAGAATCAGATGAGGTGATTTTAGAACATATGAATGTAACGAGATATGTTAAAGGTAAGTCAAGATGGCAACCATTAGATATTACTTTATACGACCCAATCGTACCAAGTGCTGCTCAACAAGTTCACGAATGGATATTGTTACATCACGAGTCAACAACTGGTAGAGATGGATACTCTGATTTTTATAAGAAAAATATTACATTTAACCTTTTAGACCCAGTTGGTGCTGTGGTTGAAGAATGGGAATTAAAAGGTGCTTACATTCAATCAGCTAATTTTGGTGATATGGATTTTGCATCATCAGACCCCACTGAAATTACTCTAACATTGAGATATGATTACGCAATACTTAAATTCTAATAAAATACTTAAAATAAACTAATAGAAAAACCCTTGAATAAAAATCGAGGGTTTTTTTATTTTATATATATTTATATATGGAGATGTTAAAAATGAAAACAACATTTGACGAAATAATAGAAGTGGTTTTAGAACACGAAGGTGGTTATGTAAATGATCCAGATGATGCTGGTGGTGAAACCAAATATGGAATCGCTAAAAGATGGTATCCATCTGTGGACATTAAAAATCT